AGCACAGCAGCGCCAACGACGGCAGAACTCACAATTAATGCTTTGATCATTTTGGGAAGAGAAAACGTTTTCCGTAGGTACATTAACCGCCCTAGTCAATGGACGGTTTTGAAGGTGACCTAACGGATCAGTTTTCATCCGTTCCAGGGAACGTTGAATAGTGCTTTTTATGTAGCCCGGTAAAAAGACCGCATTGGGGGTGATCAGGATTGTCCCTGCCTTCCAGCATAAAAAGCATCTCCATCCATTTCACTCGATTATTTTGAGCCTCGGTGTCGCTAGCCCCGTAAGACGCGGACATCATTGGATCAGGTCGTTGCATTAGCTTCCAGCTGTGATTGCGTTGTTAAGAGGGCTCAGTAGGCCACGTAACAGTGTACGGAAAGCCAGTTTGGCCCGGAACATCCCTCAGGGCTTGACGATAGCTTGTCCAAGCAGAAGCAACACCAGTATCGGGGAGTTGAGTCCAATCAGTTTGGGACAGCAACTTATCGCGTTGAGCGCGAACGTTTGAACTGGCTTCTTCGCTTGGCAGCTGTGTAACCGTCCACTGCTGCTGCCATGTTCCATCAACCAATGCAGCAGTCGTTCCAGAAATCTGGGACGTAAAGAGGTCTGCGGCTGGAGGGTCTACAGCTTGTACTGCAACAACGTCAAAGCTTGATAAGTCAATAGCGTTCATTGACGCTGGAAACGACGTTTGCGGAAATTCCTTGCGCAGGTCAACCGAGGTATAGGGGAACTTGCTGACCTGACCGCTTGAAAGCTTGGCGTACATTGTCACTGCTCAAGTGTGTAACCAACAAGACTCGCTGTGGTTAAATCCATTATAACCAGCTTCTTGCCGTCTGACTTAAATTCTATCCCGCCCCTAATATTGTCAGAAAAGAAAGAGAAATCTTGACTTGAGTTAGCGTGAACGCTTGCTGTAGATACGTCCCAGGCAGTTGTCAGCCGAAACTCTTTAATGGGCTTGCTTGAGGAAGAACCTGTCGCTGCATACATTCTTAAACCATCAGGCTTGAAACGCAGCTGGGTAGCACTGCCAAGGTTGCTTGCGTCAACAAACTGTTGATTGTAAGAAGCCGTTGAAATGTCCCAAGCTGTGCTCAAGTCATACTCACTTACCGCATCACTTCCTTTGCCGAGTACGTACATTTTTGTGCCATCTGTTTTAAAACAAACATCCTGTGGGTTGCTTTCTTGCGTGTTCACGCTGAAAGACACCGAGTCATAAGACGCAGATGAAATAGCCCAAGCCGTTGACAGTGTGTATTGAAAAATTGTGTCGTTACTGTTGCCGCACAGATACATTTTTGTGCCGTCTGACTTAAAAAACACGCCAAAAGGTTTGCCGTCCTGACTTCCAACGCTTTTGTTTCCTACCGAAGAAAGAGTAGAAACGTCCCAGGCTGTAGATATGCTGTATTGATTCACCCTATTAAGCACGTCGTCACACCAATAAAAATCAGTGCCGTCTGGCGATATAAACATACCCTGTGGCGCAAACAAGGAATCAGTAAACAGGAAAAAATCTGTAGTTGCTGGAACAGATGTCATAGTGCTTACGTCCCAAGCTGTGCTTAAGTCATGCTTAAATACGCCTTCGGTGTTACTGCTATGGGCGGTAAAAAATGCTGTGCCATCTGGTTTAAATTCACCGCCACCAGAACCAACAAACCGCATAACGTTGACGCTTTTGTTTTGACTGTAACTAGCAGTGCTGATGTCCCAAGCGGTAGATAAATCGTATTCATTCAAGTCGTCCCCTCCATGGCCTAGTACAAACATTTTTGTACCATTTGACTTAAAAGATAAACCTTGTGGAGAACTCTCTTGAGAGCTTACGCTAAAACTTTGATCATAACTAGCGGTGCTAATATCCCACGCAGTTGTCAAATTGTATTGATATACAGAGTTATTTTGATTGCCTAATAAATACATCTCAAGGCCGTCTGGCTTAAAAAATACATCCATTGGGGAGGTATCTTGGCTGCTTACGCCAAAGCTTTGATTGTAAGAGCCAGAAGTGGTATCCCAGGCAGTGCTCAAATTGTATTCATTTATGCGGTTGTTCGAGTCGTCGGTTGTATATAGCTTGGTGCCGTCTGGCTTAAATGTTATTGACTTATTGTCAAAACTTTGTGAGTTGAGGTTTAACCCTTCAACAAAGGAGCCTGCAGTTGATACGTCCCATGCCGTAGTTAATGTGTACTCTGAAACTTTGTCAAGAATGTCGAGCAAAAACATTTTTGTGCCATCTGTTTTAAACCTAACGTCATGAGGGTCTCTTTCCGTAGAATCTAGATCTTTAAACTTTTGATTTGCACCCAGAAAAATATCTGTACCGGCCCTATTGATGTCCCATGCAGTGCTTGGCACGCTTGGCGTAACCCTTTTCCCAGCCCTAACAAAGTGATTCCTCATGCCGCAAACTCACCAATAAAAACCCCATAAAGATCACTACCGACTTTGAACAATTCAATTGCGTTGTATTCAGATGTGCCGAGAGTTGGTGCGCTGCCACCGATCCATTCCGTTGTTGGCCAAGTAATTGCATAGCCTGCCCCATCATCAACCATCAAAAGCATTGACTCACCTGCCGCAAAATTATTAGCAGTTACAGTGCGATTTGCCGCTAATGTCCACAGCTGAATTGAACCATTTGCCGGATCTAAATCAACGCTGGAACCATCAGTAATCGTAAAAACTGTTTCTTTTAAATCACCTAGGGTTTTATTTGTCAAAGTTTGCGTTGTTGAAATTGTCGCAAACTCAATAACGCTAGAACTATCGTTTTTTGTAAAAATAGTGCCATCAGTCGTATTTACTAGCAACTCAGCTGTGTTGTTGAAATCGTTAGCAACAGGATCACTGGTGCCGCGCTTATGCCGAATAACATTTGCCATCAGAAAGTGCCGCCATCAACTTCAAAGCTACTCGCAGTCCCGTTTTCAAGGAAGGTAACGAGATCACTTAATGCAACCTGAACCATTGTTCCAGCATCATTAATGACCATGCGATCTGCAGCCGCAAGAGTGGTTGACGTGGCAGATGTACTGCCGTCAACAATGTTTAGCTCGGCGGTGGTAACTGTCGCGCCATCAAGAATGGCAATCTCAGTTGATGTCAGTGCAGCAAGTGCAGATGCACCGCCTGATTGACACGAAGAAAGAGTTGTTAAATCAGCCGCAAGCGTTTGAGCACCAAGGCTGGTGCGTGCAGTTGAGCCGGATTCAAGGACAAAGTTGCTGCCATCACCAACAATGAAACCGCCATTTGTTACGGCAAGACCAGCAACATCAGCTAACTGTTGGTCAAAGGCTTGAACATCAGAACCGATTGCAACTCCAAGAGCAGTTCGAGCGGCAGATGCAGATGTTGCACCCGTACCACCATCACCAACCGCAAGCGTTCCGGTAATGCTGGAAGCTGCAAGATCAACAGCAATTTCAGTGGACTCAATTACAAGTCCACCGTTGGCTTTGAGATCGACGCTGACCTCAGAACCGCTTACATCAATACCGTTACCAGCAGTTGGAGCGCCAGCCGCAGCAGCAATTGTGATGCCACCTGCGCTGTTGGTAATAGTGATGTTGCTGCCAGCCGTCAACGTTGCTTTTGACAGCGTGTTGCCGGTTGTATTACCAATTAGCAGTTGGCCGTTCGTGTAACTGGTTTGGCCCGTTCCGCCTTTAGTGACGGCAATCGTTGAAGCTGACCATGTGCCAGTTGTTAATGTGCCAACTGAAGTCAGGCTAGAAGCGGTAACGCCACTGCCAAGAGTTGTGGAACTTAAGACGCTTGCGCCATTGATGTAATAAGCCTTCCCACTAGCAAGGTCAAGGTGCTCGCTTGAGGTCCAACTGTCTGTTGCGTTAAGCCAGCGAAATAATTTGTCTGTTGCGCCTTTGAGGCTGATGCCACCGCCATCAGCAGTTGAATCCGTTGGCGTGCTGACGTTGCCCAGCGTGATGTTCTTGTCAGCAACATCAACTGTGGTTGAGTTAACTGTTGTCGTGGTGCCTGAAACAGTCAGATCACCGCTGACAACTAGGTTATTGCCAAACGTTGTATTGCCGCTAAGAGTGGCGCCACTAAGGTCAACCGTTCCAGTAAATATTTTGTTGCCGCTAACTGTTTGATTAGTGGTCAGCGTAGAAAACGCACCTTCACCACCAATCGAGATGACAGACGAACTGGTGCCATCCCCGTCATCGCCAAAGCCGTAATACAGCTTTTTGTCTGCTTCGTTGAAGGCAACTTCACTCGGCGCAAGCGTTGTGGGCGCTCCAGCTGAGCCAGACGCAGCCCGTTTCTTCAATT